ACCAAGCTTTACAAAATAAACGGAACGGCCTGGGATGATATCAGCCGCGCATCCAATTACGTCACTGGCGCCGAGGAGCGTTGGAATTTCGTGCAATTCGGGCAAACGATGGTTGCCATGAATTACATCGACGAAATGCAGTCCTACACTATGGGATCGTCAAGCCTTTTTGCCAATCTATCCGGCGCGCCAAAAGCTCGGTATGGGGCGGTGGTTGGCGATTTCTTCATGGTCGGCAATATTAATGACGGAACAGCCAAGCCGACAACCGTCAAATGGCCCACCATCAACAGCCTGACCACCTGGACAACTGGTGGCGCAAGCCAAGCTGGATCGCAGGAATTTGCGGATGGCGGATGGGTGCGCGGCCTTGTTGGGGGCAGCAACTATGCTACCGTTTTGCAGGAAAACTGCATTCGGCGCGGCAGCTATATCGGCCCGCCGTACTTTTTCCGATTTGACAAGGTGGTCGATCAAAAGGGCGTCTATGCGCCCGGCTCGATCATCTCGATTGGCAATATGATCTTTTTCTTGGCCGAGGACGGTTTTTACCGCTACGACGGCCAGACAATCTATCCAATCGGGCAAGGCAAGGTAAACAAGACGTTTTTTGCCGATGCAAGCCTTGATTATATCCTATCGCGGATGCAAGGCGGCATTGACCCTATCAACACCATCGTCTTTTGGACGTATGCCAGCCGCAACGCGCCCGCCGGTCAAAATGATAAAATCATCATGCACAATTATACCACCGGCTGTTGGGCAACCGGCGAGGTGGATTCAACCTACTTTTTCAGCGCTTTGCAGCCCGGCTATACGCTTGAAACGCTGGATTCATATGGGTCAAGCTCAAGCATTGATACGCTGCCCTTCACCTTGGATAGCCGGGTGTGGCAGGGCGGCGCGAGCCTGCTGGCCGCTTTCAATTCCGACAACAAATTGTCGTTTTTCACTGGCAGCAATCTCGAGGCAATCATCGACACCGGCGAAACGCAACTTTTCAGTGGCCGCTGGTGTACCGTGAAAGAGGTTCGAGCGATCACGGACACCAATTCAGTTTCTATCGCTATTGGTTACAGGGAAAAGGTCGGCGATACCGTGGCATTTACGGCATATCAAGCCCAGGACGCCTCCGGCAAGGCCGATTTGCGCATAACCTCACGTTACCAGCGCGTCCGCACCAAGATCGCTGCAGGAGCCGCCTGGACTGATATGCAGGCTGTTGAAATTATCCCAGAGCAGGCGGGCAAACGATGACAAATATCGCCTACGCCCCGATCCCGCTTGATTTACCGGACGAGCGCCGCCACCGGCAAATGATCGCCGAGGCGGCAAATGGCGCTTTATACGGCAGGCTTCTTATAACCGGCACTTTGACCCTTGCCGCAGGTGCTGCCACCACCACGGTCACTGATGTCCGCAGTAGCGTTACCAGCGTTATTCTTTTATCCCCGCGCACCGCAAATGCCGCCGCCGCTTTGGCAAATACCTATGTTTCGACAAAGAGCAATGGTAGTTTTATTTTGACGCATGCCAACAACGGGCAAACAGATCGGGATTTCGATTATATCGTCATCGGGCAAGGAGTGTAAAAATGTTCTACGGCGTTGATCGCAAAGATATTGACCGGGTATGGCCTGCAGTTGCGCTAAAAGTAAAACGCGCCATCGAGAGCGAAAACGGCGATTTCCACCACGATGAAATCAAGGGCTGGTTGCAGTCCGGGCATTGTCAATTATGGCTGCACGAGCCAAAGGGCGACATTGATTCATTGTGCGTGACTATGGTCGACAAAACAGAAAAGCGCAAATTTGCCACCATCATTCTTGCAGCTGGCAAGGATTCAAAAGAATGGGCCGAATGCGTAAAAATTTTGGAAAAGTGGGCTATCGCAGAGGGATGCTCCCACATAGAATATGTAGGAAGGCGCGGTTTTGAAAAGCTTTTAAGACCTCTCGGATGGTGCGGCCACCGAGTAATTATGAAAAAAGTTTTGATCTAGAGGTTTATCATGGGCGGCGGCAAACAACCTAGCAGCACAACGACAACAACCACCCCTTGGGTTGGGCAACAGCCATATCTAACCCGTGGTTTTGAGGAAGCGCAGCGTCTTTATGATCAAGGTGGCCCGGCTTATTACTCCGGCCAAACACTTGCCCCTGTAGATCCTGCCACAACGCAAGCACTGGAAATGACGCAGAATCGCGCTTTGCGCGGCTCGCCGCTTGCCCGCCAATCGCAAGACACCATCATGGCAACCGCGCGCGGGGATTTCCTAGGCGGCAATCCGTATTTGGATACCGTGATCGGCAATACCGCCAACGACATCGGCAAGTATTACCGCGAAAACGTGGTTCCAGGGATTGATTCCGAGGCGTCAATGCTTGGCCGGTATGGCTCGGACAATTTCGCCAAAATTCGCACGGACGCCGACATCGGCCTTGGTAAAACCATTGCCGATACCTCGTCCAGCATGCGCTCGCAAAATTATCAAACCGAACGGCAAAACCAGCTTATGGCTGCGCAATTGGCCCCGCAAATGGTCAATATGGATTACAACGACGCTGGCCGCTTGGCAGCGGTTGGATCGGCGCGCGAGGGCATAGCCCAAGATCAAATCAGCGCGGATATTGACCGCTATAATTACGATCAGCAATTGCCCTACAACAATTTGCTGAATTACCTCTCCATGATTCAGGGGCAATACGGCGGTTCTGCCACCGCTACCGGTTCCGCAAGCCGCAGGAGCAACCCGTTACTGGGCGCTTTGGGTGGTGCGGGCACGGCGGCTGGTTTGGCCAGTAGCGCTGGTTTATTTGGTAGCGCCGCCACCGCAGGCACGGCGGCTGTTGCAGCATCACCCTTCGCATGGCCGTTGGTCATTGGCGGGGGCTTACTAGGAGCATTCGGATAATGTTTGGATCAAATTTACAATTTGGGTTGCCGCAAGCGGCTTATAAAAACAGCGTGATTTTTAAAAAACCGCAAGTGCCTATGCAGGCTCAGTTACCCGGTAATCCCGGACAACTGCCCGGCATGGCCCGCCCGCCGTTTGTGCAGCAACCGCAGCCGCCTGTTGTTCCGTCTTTGATCGACATGGCAAAACAAATGCCTGAAACACCGATGATGGATCAGGTCGATGAAAACACCGTTAAAGAGATGGAAAAGGCTGTGCCGCAAGATGACAATTCGACCTTGATCGCTATGCTGATGGGCGGTGGCGCTTTGGCTGGTATGTTGGGTGGAAAAGGCGGCGGCGGCAAAGGTGAGCCAGCGCCGCAAGCGCCTGCGGTCATGCCCGGCGGCAATCCGCGCCTGCAGCCTGTGAATTTCGGGCGCCAGACTGGATTGATGCAACGCAGCCGACCGTTTGCCGGTTATTTTGGAGGATAGCCTATGGCCAGCCTGATCGACATGCTTTATGGGAAACCGACCCCATACGACCAATTTTTAACGCCCGATCAAAGGGCGTCAATCGTAAACGGAAGCATCCTACGTGCCGGGACATCTCTTTTGCGCGCCGCCGGTAGTGGCGAAAGCACCGGTGTTGGGATTGCCGATGCGGTGGATGCTTTCGACCAATCCCGTCAAATGGGAATCGCTGGCGCAATCCGTGATGCGCAGAATGCAAGAATGCTGCAAAAGCAATCAGCGCAGGACTTGGCCGAGCAATCGACAAAAGAATTTTTATTAGGGGAGAATGGGCAGACGCTTGTGCAAGGGATGGGGTTTGACCCCACGTTATTTGCGCAATCAGTGGCCGCAGATCCTTTTGCCGCGCAACAGCTTTTGATTGAAGAAAAGCAGAAACAATTGGCATCAAAGCGTGATTTCAGCAACCAAGTGAATCTGGCCGAGATCGCGGCGAACAAGCCTAAATTTATCAATGACGGATCGGGCAACGTGGTGCAGATTGATCCGAGAACCGGCCAAGCCAAGAAAATTTACGACTCCCCGCAGAAACTTTCGGCGGCGGATCTTGTGCAGGTTTTGGACGATAACGGCAATCCGACCTATGTCACCGCCAACGATGCTTTGGGTAAACGCTCGCCGAAAGACCCTGAATCGCTGAAAGCGCAAATCTCGCAGGAAAACACCCTGCGCGACGATTTCACCAAACAAAGCGCCCCGTTCATTACGGTGCGCGACAATTTCTCCCGCATCAAACAGATTACCAGCGGCAAGCCCAACGCCGCAACCGATATCAGTTTGGTTTTCTCGTATATGAAGATGCTTGATCCATCATCGACCGTGCGCGAGGGCGAATATGCAACCGCTGCCAACGCTGCGGGTATCCCCGATCAGATCAAAAACGCCTATAACAAGGCCAAGGACGGGCAATTCCTCACCCCGCAACAGCGGCAATCCTTCGCCGCGCAGGCTGCGCAACTTTACAAAGGCCAAATGGGGTCACAGCGCGATCTTGAAAGCCAATTTAAGGACATTGCCAAAAACTCCAACGCCCGCCCCGATCAGGTTGTTATTGATTACAGCCTTGAGGGCGCAGAGAAACGCCGCAGCGCGGCTTTTGCAAAGGCAACGGCTGATTTGCCCGGCGATCAAAAGAAAGTGCTGGAGCAGGCCCGCAGCGCAATTAAAGCCGGGGCAAACCCTGCGGCAGTAAAGCAACGCCTATTGCAGAAATACAACATTAATGCCGATGGTGTATTATGAGCGATTTTGGGGAGTTTTCGGATCTGGTTGCTGGAACGGGGGAGTTCTCTGGCACGGTCGAGAATAAAAAAACTGGCAAGGTCTATGAGACCGCCAGCGGCAAATATATTGCCAGCGATCCAAGCAAATCGGTTGACGATACCGGAGAATTTTCGGATCTGGTTGCCCAAGCGCAAGCGCCTGAGAATAGCGCCCCAACACAGAGCAATAGCCTAGGGCAAATCCAAAGCACCTTGCAGGGTTTTTACGGCGGCTGGGGTGATAAGCTCGCCAGCGCGGTTGTGACTGCGCCTACCTACGCCGGGCGCAACATTGCCGCTGCCGGTTTAAACACCTTTGCTGGGGGTGATTTGCCATATGAAAGCATGGGTGATGTTTACAATGAGGTTTATGGGGCATATCGCGGCAACCGCGCCGCTTTTGAGAATGAAAACCCCGTTCTTGCTATGGCCAGCAACATCACCGGCATGCTTTTAAACCCTGTCCTGCGCGGCAAGGCTGCGGCTGGATCGCCCGCATGGGTGCAAAAAGGCGCGCAAGTCGTTGGATCTATGGGCAAAGCCAAGCAGGGGGCAGTGATCGGCGGCGCTTATGCCGCAGGCGAATCCGATGGTGATTGGGGTGATATGGCAACCGATACTGCTTTGGGTGCTGGGTTTGGTGCTTTGGCTCCTGTGGTTATTGATAAAGCCGTTGTCCCCGCCGCAAAAGCCGTAGGCGGCGCAGTAGCACCATATGCCAAAGAGGTTGGCAATTACGTTGCAGATCGCGTCAATAAATTAAGCCCGAACGAACCTATCTTGAATAGGTTTAAAACAGCCGCCGCACCCATCTTATCACCCGCCGAGAAGCTGGTTGCCGACCGGATGGGCGATGTCAATTATCAGGCCGTGATCAATAAAATGACCGCGCGCGAGAAAATGGGCTTGCCGATATCGTTGGCCGAGGCAACTGGAAATCCCAAATTGGTGGCAGATGCAAAGGCCGTTACCCGCATGAGCGAGGGCGGCGGTATTCCAAAAGAATTTTTCCGCGAACGGGCGGACACGCAAACCCCCTCCATGATCACCAAGATGCTGGACAAGGTTTCGCCATCCGACACCACAACCGGCCTGTCCGAGAAAATCATTGACGGTGCGGACAGCATTGTCACGAAAATGGAAAGAGAATACGCGGAGAAATTGGCTCCTGCCTATAAAGAGGTCTTTGCCGATACCCGCCTTTTAAACTCCAAAACCAACAAAAAATTACTGCAAGACCCCCGCATGGTCGATGCAATCAAAAAAGCGCGCTACACCTACGGCATTGATCCCAAACTGCCCGATAATTCGCTCGAGGTTTTACACCGCGCCAAGGGTATGATTTCGGACGTTGTGGAATCGGCCAAGCGATCCGGCGACAAAGCCAAAGCCCGCGCTTTCAGTGATTTATACGGAAATCTGCAAACCAATCTTGGAAAAACCTTCCCCGATTACGCCAAGATCACGGACATGGCGCGCGCGGAAATCCTAAAATTGAACAACGTGCCGCCCGCTATTGGGATTATTGCGGATCTTAAAGGGGGATCGGTGCGCGAGGCCGGATCCCGCATTTTTGAATTGGAACCCCAGCAAATTCAACAATTGCGCGTTGTTTTCAAAAACTCCGGCAAGCAGGAGCAGTTTAACGCCGGTGTGCGCGGCTATCTGCAGGACACCTTTGAAAGCATGCGCCAAGGCACGGCCACCAACCGGATCGGCGCAAACGATTACGTCCGGCAGCAAATGCAGGCCGCACTCGGCAAGCGCGAAGGTGATGGTCTTTATAAAATGCTGGATGCGGTGTCGGATGCGCAATCTTTCTCCCGCGCCGTGGCCGGAAATTCAGAGACCGCCTATCAGATAAAAGCCATCGAAGGGCTGGAGGAAGGCTTGCAATCGAACAAGACAAAAGCGGTTGGCCTTGCCACGCAGCCTTTAAATGCTGCAAATAAGATTTACGAGAAGCTGCGCGGAATCGACATCACCAAAAATTCCGAGGAATACGCAAAATTAATGTTCACGCCGGAGGGTAAAAAATTACTCCGCAAGCTTTCGCGGATACCGGCGCGCGACACTAAAATTTATGATGAAATCGGCAATTTCTTTGCCAAACCGCTGGCGCAATCTGCCAGTGATGCTGTGACGCAGGAGTAAACATGGCCGATATTAAATCATGGGCAAACACCGCCGCCGCCAACAACCAGCAACCCCCTGATGGTTGGCCGGAAAACCAATTGCCTTCGACCGTGAATGATTGCGCGCGCGAGGACATGGCAGCGGTGCGTAGATTTTACGAAACTTCGCAATGGACAGATCTCGGGCATGTTTTGACGTATTTAAGCGCCACGACATTCAAAATTCCGACCGATCTGACCGCTACCTATGTGCCAGGGCGGCGATTGAAATTGACCGATACCACAACGCTGTACGGTGTTGTGGTCAGCAGCGCCTATTCCGCGCCGGACACCACCATCACGGTGCGCCTTGATAGCGGAAGCTTGTCGTCAAGCTTGAGCGCCTGCGCCTTATCCGTTTTGACCCCAGACAATAACAGCATCCCGTCCATTTTCCCGTTTAGCAGCTATGCCGCGATCACCGGCACGACCACGATTGTTTTGGGCGATTGTGGCCGTTATTTTGATGCTACCAGCGGCACTTTCACCGTCACCCTCCCTGCGGCAAACGTCCGCACCTCTGTAAATCCACCGTTTGTGGTGACCATTGGCAATAGCGGGGCCGGGACGATCACGGTTGCTCGGGCGGGATCCGATACGATTGACGGGGCAACCAGCTTTACCCTGACGCAATATCAAGTGGTGACCCTTATCAGCAATGGCAGCAATGCTTGGCGCCGAATCAATAGCTTCGGGGTTTAACCATGACTGACATTAAAACATGGTCAACAACAGCGGC